CTGGTAGAGCAGGGCTTTTGTAAAGCTCAGGTCGTCGGTTCAAGTCCGTCGGTAGGCTTAAATCTTTTTTTACTATGGACTTTGAAGTTTTACCATTATTTTCATTCCCTGTGGTAATAATGGATATTGATGAAGATTTTTCTAATCTTGAAAATGCCATTGATGACATAGAATGGTATAAAAGTGACAGAGAAAAAGTTTATGTCACTCCACCGAATTTTTTGAAAAAATTTCCAAAAGAATCTAATATATTTCTACGTTATTTTTGTGATTATAAGGATAATGTATTGCATTTAGATCCTATTGATTTTTTAATATCATCATCTTGGATGAATAAAATTGAACCTGGTGGAGATGGTCATCATCATTGCCATACAAATTCAATTTATAGTTGCATATTTTATTTTGATTCATATGATGGTGGAGACGTATGTTTTTACAATCCATTTCCAGTTTCATACGAATTAGAATCTGATGGTACTGAGCATAATATATTTAATTCACATGAGTGGTCAATTTCACCTCGAAAAAATAGAATGATAATTTTTCCGAGTCAACTTTATCATAAGGTTGAAAAAAATACTTCCGGAAAAAATAGATATTCTTTGGCATTCAATTTGTTTCCTTATGGGCAGTTTGGTGGCATAGATTCTTTTTTAAACATACAACATGTATGACTTGACAAGATTCTGACCTTCCTTTATAATATATTCATCCGTGTGAGGGAAGTGTCGGGAGAGCAATCTCCCACCTTTGCGAAATTGGTGTAGTGGTAACATCCCATCCTTCCAAGTTGGTGTCACGGGTTCGAATCCCGTATTTCGCTTCGGTAAACCCTAAAAAGTTTTCCGTATAAATACTTAACCTTTTGTTATAATATTACAGAAGGTAAACAACGGGGAGATGTCGATTCCCCTTTCATCTGCGGGTAATCATTCCGCAAGTAAAAAAACGAGGTAAAACTAATGATCAAATCTGTATTCGCAGCAACTGCTGCTCTGTCAATGTCCGCAGGCGCTGCCCTTGCAGGTCCATATGTCAATGTAGAGACCAACGCTGGTTGGACGGGAGATGACTACACCGGGGCAACTACAGACGTCCATGTAGGTTACGAGGGTGCTCTGGGTGCTGGTTCGTACTATGTTCAGGCTGGCCCAGCCATCGTTGCTGTTGATGGTGCTGATACCGAGACTGAGTTCTCTGGTAAGGCAGGTCTTGGATTCCCTGTTACCGATGCTATCGGTGTCTATGGTGAGGTTTCCTTCCTGACTGCAGAAGATGATGATGACTTCGGTCTGGGTGGTAAACTGGGTGTGAAGTACAACTTCTGAGTTTACAACTAAACATCTAGGTGTTATACTGGGGTGCGACGGCACCCCTTTTTTTATGTTGAAAATTTTATTTCATCCAGTCACGATCATAAATATACTGATCTGTGGATCTCTTGGGGTGATTGAATTCGTTCATACCAAAGCACATCATACTTTAGAACAAGATGTTCATGGTCATGTTCACAGAGCACTACAAAAGAATCCAGAGTTGGCACGTTCTACCTGTTGGGAATTGGAATAATGAAAAAACAATATAAAGAAACTGCAGAATGTAAGAATCTCTATGATATGATTCTTGAGTTGAACAAACGTATTGATGCTCTTGAAGATCAGAATTCGACGATGATACGTATCCTTGGGCATCTAGATAGTAAGTTGGGAAATTTTTCTAATGAAGATTAATCTTTGGTATTCAAAAAGTATGCAACAGTGGCGATGGACACTTATAGAAGAGTGGAAGAACGGTGTCACCAAAACAGAACAGCATTCTGGACAACAACCAATATTACGTGATGCTATGAATGATGTTGCTAATACCGTGGAGTATATTTTGAGAAAATAATGAATGAATTCTTTTTTAAATTTAGATATGGTATTAAAGTATATAAAAACGTTCTGACAGACTCTGAACGTAAAATACTTGTAGAGAGTTCTAAAAAATATCTTAGAAAAATATCTTCAGATCATCCTGGATTGCAATCTTTAAATTATCTTGATAGATTATTTAAAATCAATCAAGATAAGGATGCATTTTTTTTAATTGATAAACTTATAAAAAGGAGTAAATTGAACAATCTAAAAATGCAAGATTGTTGGGTCAACTATACTGATCTTAATCGAAAGTATACTTGTTGGCATGTGCATGAAAACATTAAAAAAAGTTTAGTTTATTATTTGGATAGTCCTGAAAATTTGGGAACTATATTTAGAGTTGGTTGCAAAGAGTGTCAGATTAGTGGAATGGAAAACTCTATGATAGTTTTTAACTCTGATATAGAACATACTGTACCATATAATATATCTTTACCCAGACTTTCTTTAGCAATGGATTTTGTTTGATATGAAAAATCTTGCAGTGATGGCCAGATTTAATACTGGTTTTGATGAATCGATGATTTCTAATATCAAAAATCATATTCAAGAAAATAGTCATCGTTTAGAAGAAGCAAATATTGGCACTGATAGAGATAGTAAACTTGATAAGTCTATACGAAATTGTTCTGCATTTGGTATAGATAGAACATATTGGTTAACTCAAATGTTGACTTGTTATGTTCATGAGGTTAATCAATCAGTTTTTAAATACGACTTGACTACATGGCATGATGAGTTGCAATACATTTTATATGAAGGAAAGGGTTCCAAATATGCATGGCATTATGATAATGGAGCTAAAGAGAATGAAACGGGTGTTCGTAAGTTGAGTATGGTATTATCTCTTAGCGATCCTAGTGAATATGAAGGCGGTGAGTTTCAAATTATGTTGAATGCAAATCAACGTATGGAAACTTTTAAATTTCAATTGGGGGAGTGTATTATATTTCCATCAACTTCTCTTCATCGAGTAAGACCTTTGAAAAGTGGTAAAAGATCTGTTATTGTTGGTTGGTATGGTGGTCCAGATTTTAGATAAATAACTAAAAACTGACGAAGTTTAGAACATTAAAATGGATAACATAAAGGTTAGATGTCGCTCCTGTGGCAGGGAGTTGGAGGGACATCCAAGTAAAACAGTTTCTTGTGGTTGTTCCAATATGACAACTATTCGTGGAGATAAAGTCTCAGCTGTTGACCTATCACAGGTTGTTATGTTAAACTCGAATCAACCTAAAAACAAAAAGGGGGTTCTGACACAGCAAGATATTGAGTGGCAAGAACAAAGAAGACAACGTAAAGTTCGTAAATTGGACTTTGAAGTTCGATAAAATCTGGAGAGAGTCCGGTTGGTCGAGGACACCGCCTTGAAAGCGGCTGGGGGTAACACCTTCGCAGGTTCGATTCCTGTTCTCTCCGTGTTAGGAAATGCACACAAAGTTGACATTTTTGAACTGTTATCTAATATAGCTATTAGGTACTTTAAAAAGGCAACCATGGACAAAACATCCTATGAAAATTGGGAGAGGGTCAAAGAAGCATTGGAAGAATCAGGAAATACTGATAATTTCTATTATAGGAGAGCTTGTGCTATATTAGCGGGAGGACCTGATCCGATGGAAAATTTGTCTAATGTCTCACAGGATGGATGAAATCAAACCAGCACATTATGTCACTAAAGAAGAGTGTCAAGAGATGATTGATGCTGCAATACGAAGACATAATCGTAATGCTGGAATGATTAGTATGTTCGTTGGTTTCTTTGTTCTTGGACTCTTCTCTGAGGGTTTGTTGAGACTTATTGGTGTCATACCTCCCCTACTACCATGGCTACAAATCAACTTATAGTCGAATGGATTGGTATTGTCCTTGCAATAGTGTTTGGTATCACTATGTTTTGTCAAGGACACTTTATTCTACATGGTAAGAATGGTTACAGACATTCTGAACGTGAACAGCAGAAAATGAAAGATGCTAGGAAACAAGTAGAAAAAGCACTCAAGGGAAAATGAAGGACGACGAAAAGAGAGAGTTCTATAAAGGACTCCGAGAGCGTATCAAACAACTTAGAATGGAACATCTCTTTGAAGAACCATGTCCACTTTATGAGGAGGACGATTATGCAGAGGATTAATTCCTTCATTTTATCATTCACAATTTCAATTATTGATTATCTTTATCGTGGAAGAGACTTTCAACGTTTCTGGGTGCTTGAAGAGATTGCTCGGGCACCTTATTTTGCATTTTTAAGTGTCCTACATTTGAGAGAATCGTTAGGATTACGTGGACCGGAACACATTTATCTAATGGAGGAACATTTTGCTCAAACACTTAACGAGACAGAACATCTTGAATATATGGAAAGCAGGGGCGGTAGTGCTTATTGGGTGGATCGCGCTTTCGCCAGACACCTTGTACTTATCTACTATTGGGTCAACGTGG